GCCGTTTGACACAGATTTGTTGCCTTCGGGTCATCCCTTGTCAACAAAAGCAAATAAGGACTCACGAATGAAAAAATTTCGTGATGTTAATGAAGAAGGAGGTGTTGAAGTGGCTGATAACGTAGAGGCCCAAGAACTTGACACCGCTGAAGTTGAAGAGGTCGAATTTGAGGTCGAAGAGTCAGTCGAAGAAGTAGATGAGGCTGACGAAGAACTTGCCAAGGCTGTGGATGCAGAGGATCTGGCCGTTGACACTTCCGAACAAATTGATCTTGAGAAGGCTTTTGGCGAAGTCAAGAGTTTTATAAATGATGCGCTAGCAAAGTCCGCTGAGGCTAGCAAGGAAGGCTTTACTGTAATTTCTGAGTCAATCTCAGAACTACTCAAGTCTTTCGATGAGAAAGTTGGACAACTTAGTGGTAAGTACGAGGAACTTGCCAAGAGTATCGCTGATATCTCTAAGGGAGCAGAAGAACTCGCTGCAAGAGTTGAGTCTGTAGAAGAAGATACAGCAATGAAGAAGTCTGGTGAACTGGAAAACAGTACTCCAGAGCAACCCGTAATGAAGAAGTCATTATGGGGCGGACGTTTCCTCAATTCCGCAGATCTATAACAAATTATGAAAGAGAGGTGTAAATAAATGAGCGATATTATCAATAAGGCTGCTGCCGCTGTTAACGTTGGAACAGGTGCAATCATCTCCGATGTTGCAAACGTCAACATGGAGAACCTAACAACAAACCCAGCAACACAGGCAGGTGGCACGCTACTTCCAGAACAATCTCGTCAGTTCCTTGACTATGTTTTCGATCAGATGGTCCTCGGTAATGATGGCCGTAGACAAATCATGAGAGCAAACACAGCAGAATTCGACAAGGTTCAGGTTGGAACAAGACTGATCCGTAAGGCTTCACAGGCATCAGAGAACGTTTTTGATGCAGGATCAGGAGAAGGTGCTTACGTCAACCGTGGTGCTCAGTTCACCAAGGTTGAAATCGTAACAACCAAGTTCCGTCTTGATTACGAACTCTCAACTGAGGGTCTTGAGGACAACATTGAAGGGTCAGCCCTTGAAGATCACATTGTACGCCTGATGGCAACACAATTCGGTAACGATCTTGAGGACATTGCCATCAATGGTCTCGCTGCTCAGGGCACGGCTTCCTACGCTGGTACAACATATCCATACACAATTGATGGATTTGTTAAGTTGGCTGACGGTGCCGCTGGTGGCACTCACTTTGGAACAGCAGCAACAGTAAGCACAGCATCAAACTACTTCACTGCTGCAACAACTGCTGGTCAGTTGAAGACTGGTTCTGCAATCGTGTTCTTCGAAGCACTTTACAATGCACTTGGACGTAAGTACAAGGCCCGTAGAGGTGAACTTAAGTTCTACGCTTCAACAAAGAACGTGCAGACACTCCTAACCGATCTCCGTCAAATCGGATCAGGTGGGGTTCCAGAGGACATTGCCTCAGGAGTTCTCCGTGGCACACCAGCCCGCGTTGGTGGTCCAGCAGGAATGACAACATCCATCTTCGGTATCCCCGTAATGGAAGTTCCACTGTACCCAGATCACTTCGTCGATCTCACATTCCCACAGAATAGAATCTGGGGATTCCAGAGAGACGTAACTGTTCACCGCGAGTTCAAGCCAAAGAAGGACACAATCGAATACACGGTTTATGTTCGCATGGGTCTTAACATTGAAGAACTATCTGCAATGGCAAAGGCAAACGCAGTAACAGGCTGATAAACCTAGTAAGAGAAAGGGGTCGGTCACTAGATCGGCCCCTTTCTCATTTATCAAATATGTAGTAAAATATAATTGAGGTGACATTCATTGAACGAATATCTGCGTACCGATTATGACGATCTTACAATTTCTTTTACTGCTGCTAGCGGCATAACTAGTGTTATTTTTGAAGTGTATGATCTTGATACCGATGAATTTATTCAGTCTGGTACAACATCATCTGCTGCCTCATCAATATTCAATGCAACCCTTACACAAGACTCAGTTCAGTACGACAGAAATGTAAAAATAGACTGGACTAGCAGCACCGCTTCTGGGGCAAGTTCTACAGTAGAAATTGCTTCAATCATTAGGCCATTTGCGACGGCAAGCAGAATTAGATCAATAGCAGACATTGATTCATCAGAAACCGACTCAGCCATCAAAAAGCAAGAAAGAAAAGCCAGGATGTACATTCAAATACAGACTGGAACAGAGTTCACTAAGAAATATAAGAGTGTTGTAGTTTATGGAAACAACACAGACGTTCTGACCCTATTAGAACCAATAATTAGACTAGATAAAGTATATAAGGACGATATTCTAATATATGATTCTTTGTCCAGTCCAAGTGTTAATAGTTTAGACTATGCCATAGAGCCTTCAATATCAAAATACAGAATAAAGGCAATCATTGAAGACAATGAATATGAAAGAGGTCTTCTTGAAAGCCCAGATTTCTCTGTGCTTCCATATGATGGAATATTCGAAAAGGATGTTCAGTATAGAATAGTTGGAATCTTTGGATATGCGTATATTCCACCAGACATAGAACAGGCTACAGCCCTTCTTGTAGAAGATTATCTGTGTGCCGACGCATCGGTTAGAAATAAGAATATATCTAAACTGTCTAACGATTCTTACGATATAACTTATGCTAGCAATGCCGCCCAGGGTTCTGGCAATCTCATTGTTGACGCTATTTTGGCAAGGTATCGTCAGCCACGATTTATGGTGATATAAGTGTCATGCATCGCAAAAAGCGCATATACGATGAAGGCCGATATCTATCAGCCTACGGTAAGTCAGGACTCTACTGGTGCAGTTGTAAAGACATGGACATTTGAAAAGACAATAGACTGTGTTGCTAGAGGCATCCTTAGAAAAGGTGTAGGCGAGAATTCTACAGCCGTCGAAATTAATAACTATATAAATACTCTCACTGCTCTTGTAAAAATTAGATCATCTGCCGTCATCGCGTCCGACAGGCGTGTGGTGCTAATTAGAAATAATGATGAGGTTATCTATAAAGAGAATCAAGATCCGTCAACCGAGGGCGGCTTTCAGAACTCAACAATCTTTGAGCCAAGAGGTAGCACTCCAATAACCAACTTCGACGGAAGAGTTATAGAATATGAAACTGTTCTTATGAGACAAGAAATTCAAAGGCTGGTTACATAATGGTAACTTTTAGAAAATCAAGAAGAGTTGATACGGGAGGAATGCCAGAAAAGATTATTGCCCTCACTCAGTATGATATGGCCATATTAACAAAACTTCATAAGAGCGATGAGAACAAAATAGCAATTGAGCGTGGCGCGGCAAATTTAGTTGCAAACTATTTCGAAAAGTTCTTGGATGCCAGAGCAAGAGCCAACCGAGAAAGATTCCATCACGTTTATGAATGGGACAGAACTGGAGATAAGGATGCAAGACTTTTTAAAAGAAATATCGCTACGACTGCTCAAGGTAGCACAATAACTTTTAAATTTACTAAGAGTAAAGAGCCAAACAGGAATGGTTATATTTTTTATAACAAGGCTAGTGTTATGGAGGCTGGCCAGACGGTAATAATTAGACCAAGGAATAAAAAGTTTTTGGTCTACACAATCAATAGTCAAATGATCGTTACGACCAAACCTTCTGTTGTTTCTAATCCAGGTGGCATCGCTGTAAAAGGGGCGTTTGCTGAAGAATGGAAATCATTTAGTGCCTACCAAGCAAGATCGGTACTAAAGCAATTCAGGTACTTTGAGTTGATAAATCAGGCAATCAAAACAAAAAGAAAGGTTGTCGTTCCCAAAATAAATAGGGGGATGATAACTGGTATGATTGCCCAAGCGGAGGCTGACGCATCAAGTATTGCATCTAAGGCGGTGACACTAACAAATGGCTGATTATACCAAACTTCCAATAGTTTTAATTAATAATTACTTATGGGATCTAGCCAGTGGGTCGGTTTCTGGATATGCAACAATTTCTAGTGCTGTTTGGAACATTCAGTCATATCAATATAGACCATTTTATCCAGTTAATGAAAACCTGGCCCCAGAATCCTCTACCATGCCATACGTTCTTTATGACTACCTATATGATGAGCCAGATGATTCATTCTGGCCCATGCACAAGGAAAAGGCAATATACAGCATAGTCGGAGATATTCCACAGATATTTTATGTAAAAAACTTCATCTTTGACACCCTAAAAAAGTATGATAAAAGTGCCCAAGAGGTAAACGACTATATAAAAGATCCTACAATAAATTTCAAATGCATTCATGTGCATCAAAGCAACTTTATTACAGACGAGAAAAGAATAGATAGTTTTAAGCCAAAATATATCACCACTCTAACGCTAACTTACGATTATACAAAATAACCCGTGGCATGATAACATAATTAATGAGGAAACGTCATTTTTCAAAATCTTAGGAGGTGAAATAAATGGCAAGAGACTTTAACGCAAAAAATATTATTGTTGGTGGATCAACATTTTATGTTGGACCATCTGGCGTAGAACTTAGCAAAGTCGGTGCTAGCACACAAACAGATACCCTTCAAGATCCAACAAAGATGACTTCTGCATCTTGGTATCACCTGGGCTACACACAGAACGGCGTTACAATGAACATTGAGCCAACATACGGTGAGGTGGTTGTTGATCAACTCCTTGACGTAGCAAGACTCTTCAAGTCTTCACAGAGAGTAATGGTCGCTACATCACTAACAGAAACAACGCTTGAGAATCTTTACGTTGCAATTGGTGGAAAGACAGGAGCAACTGGAGATTTTGCGGCCAGTGCAACTGCTTCAGCACTCGTTGCTTCAGCAGACTCCGCCCCATCAACTGGATCAAGACTAACAGCATCAACCTATGTTGATGCAGGCAATGCTGCTTCTGCAAACGCAATTGCATCTGTTCTTGATATCAACGGTGGCGCACTCGGATATGCCCCAATTGAAAGATCAGTTTGTTTCGTTGGACCAGCACCAGCAAGCCTCGGAAGAGCAGAAAGAATTTACATTGGATATAGAGCAGTTTCTATGGACGCTGTAGGCGTAGCAACACAAAGAGACAACGCTACTCTATTCCCAGTAAACTTCCGTCTTCTTCCATCAGAAGAGAATGAGGCAGCCGATGGCAACGCAGCATATGGCAGGATCATCGACAGAGTTTACTAAAATAACTTAATATATAAAATAAAAGATGTGGCTTAGGCTGCATCTTTTATTTTTGTCTAAGGTATAATATTTATATACACAGAAAGGAAAATACATGGCAACTAAGGTTTACGAGTCAATAGAGTTAGAACTTCAGGATGGGACGGTAGTAACAGTAAAGCCTCTCAATCTTAAGACACTGAGACTAGTTATGAAAGAATGGCAGAACGCACAAAATGTAACAAATGAGGACGAGTTCCTTGGGGTTCTTATCAAATGCACCTCTATTGCAATGAAGCACCTGGCACCAGAAAAGGCTGACTCAGTAGAAGAAGATCTTGATCTTCAAACCATGTACAAGATCCTTGAGATCTCCGCAGATATCAGGCTCAACGACCCAAATCTGGTAGCGGCGGCTCAGGGACAACCTGGGAGGAACTAGACTTAGTTCCTATCGTTGCTGAAGTCTTTCTGCTAGGAAACTGGAAAGACTACGATGAACTTGAGTCGTCGCTTTCCATGCCAGAAATGATGGCTACTCTGAATGCAATTCAGGAGTCAGAAAAAAGGAGAAATAAGTTCATGGCAGCACTACAAGGAGTTGATCTAGATGAACACAACAGCAATGAAAAAACAACTCAGAGTAGCGGACCAGTGACCTTAGAGCAAGTGCAAGCAAGAGCAGTAGCAAGACTAACTGGAGACCAAAATCTGGCGGGCGCTATAGAACAGGGCATAACGCCAGAAATGGGGCTAAACTATAACATAGTCTCGGAGGGTACTGAGTTTGGATAGTATCAGAACTACGCTTAGGTATGATGCAGATCTGGGCGCAGCAATGGCTCAGGTCAAGGCTTTAACAGGGCAGGTAGGTGCTCTTAATCTTGCATTTAATTCTTTAGACAAGAATGCTGTTGGCGTTAGAAATACTCTTGCTAATACCTTTGCAGCGAATCTTTCTAGCATGGGCGGATTCAGAACAGAGATGGTCAATCTCACTGGCCAAACAGAAAAATTCGGCAGGGCACTGGCTGCAAATAAATTGTCCATGCGTGAGTACTTTGCTGAAGCATATAGAGGATACACAAGACAGTCATCTATGATGAGGCAACTTGCCAGGGAACAGGTTAAATTTCAAGAAGCAATTGCCATTCCAATGGGTAGAAATGCGGCTGGACAGATGCAAGGTCTTATGGCTGTTCCGACACAGGTAGATTTTAAAAATGCATCAACCAGAATGAAACTGCTTAGTCAAGAATTTAATATCTTTAACCAACTAGTACGCAACGGTGCAGATGAATTAATCAATATGGGTAAGAACACACAGTGGACTGGTAGACAGTTGACTGTTGGTTTGACCATGCCAGTCGTTCTATTTGGTGCGACCTTTGCTAAGGTCTTTATGGACATTGACAAGCAAATGACAAGGTTCGCCAAGGTATATGGCGAAGATGTAATTGGAACAAGTGCCAGGGCTACCGAAGATATGAAGAAGCAGGTCATGGAACTTGCAGAAACAATTTCTTCTCAGTTTGGTGTCGCGGCATCAGAAACGGTGGGTCTAGCCGCCGATATTGCTGCAACTGGAAAAGAAGGGCAGGATCTTCTAGATACTGTTGCACAAACTAATAAACTTGCTGTTCTTGGTGAAGTAGATAGACAAGAGGCAATGAAAGCAACTCTTGCAATCCAATCCGCATTTAAACAAAATACCGATGAACTTGCTGAGTCCATCAACTTCCTGAATGCAGTTGAAAATCAGACATCAACTACCCTCAATGATCTTGTTGAGGCCATTCCAAAGGCTGGTCCAGTTGTCAAGGGCCTTGGGGGATCTATTAAGGATCTTTCTGTTCTAATGGTTGCGATGAAGGAAGGTGGCATTCCAGCAGCCGAAGCAGCAAATGCTATCAAGTCTGGTCTTGCTTCTCTTATTAATCCAACAAAAAAGGCTTCTGAGGTTGCAAAGCAGTTTGGTGTAGATCTTGTTGGAATAGTAGAGGCTAATAAAGGCCAACTAATGCCAACAATTATGGCTGTTCAAACTGCACTTAATGGCCTAGATGCATTTTCTAGATCGAAGATAATTGAAGAAATTTTTGGAAAATATCAGTTTGCTCGTATCTCTGCACTATTCAATAACTTGGGCAAGGCGGGGTCGCAGACTCAGCAGGCAATGGAATTGGCTGGTGCCTCTACTACCGAACTTGCTGGAATCGCAAACCAAGAACTTAAAGCCTATACAGAATCAACAACTGTTAGATTTCAAAGAATGGTTGAGACTGTAAAGAATCAACTTGTTCCTATGGGTGCCTCACTACTTGAGATGCTCACTCCAGCACTAGATAAACTATCTGGAATTATTGAAGTTATTAGAAATGCCGTAGGAAATCTTCCAGACTTCCTTAAAGAGCCACTAAAAATTATTGGAGCGTTTGCGCTATTCGCTGGACCCATTCTAATGCTTGTTGGCTTGTTTAAAAACTTAATTGGAAATGCCATTAAATTTTCAATGTCTATTGTTGGACTAGGGGCAAAAATTGCTGGACTAGACGTTAGAAAGTTTGAACTTTTAGACGCGGAAACTGCTGCCGCAACTATGCAAATAGATAACATGTCAACGTCTTTTGTTGAGCAAAAAGTGGCACTATCAAATCTAAATGTAGAACTTGGAAAATATATCACGCAACTTAGAACTGTTGCTACTCAAAATCCAAATCTATTAGTTCGTGCCCCAGCCTCCCCTCCATTAATTCGTAGATCTGATGGTAGCAGGGGGCCAGAGATAGTACCAGGAGGGTATGGTGGTGGAGACAAGATCCCAGCCCTATTAGAACCTGGCGAATTTGTTATGAACAAAGAGGCTGCTTCTAGATTTGGCTCAATTCTTAATGCTATGAACAGGGGAACCATTCAAAAGTTTCAAGAAGGTGGGCTTGCTAGATCACATGTTGAAGAAGTTCTGGTGGACGGTAAGAAACAGTTTGGTGGAGTTATTTCCATTGAAAACCAGGATTATAATCAAATACTGAATAGCCATAAAGATCTTTTCCCTGGTAGAAAACAACCAGTAACAATGGCAGATTTTTATGCATCTCTAGCAGCCGCGAGAGCATATGCACAAAATAACCAAGTTACGCCATCATTTGCGGCTGGGCTGGCTGCTATGGAGCACGATGCAAGAATTATAAACAATGATGAAAATACATTTAGAAGAATGCTGGCTGAGAGAATGGCTCTTGGAACGCTTTCTGTCTTGCCTTCATCAGTTGTTACGAGAACAGGGCTAACGGTAGATCAAATATTTAATGCCGAACGAGATAGATTCTTAGGCATTTTAACCTCAAATACAGACGCAACTTCTATTAGAGCAGCCCTGGTTGAATCTTCTTCAGGAACATTAAGAGCGAATGGCGTTACATATGCAGGAGAAGGAAGGGAAAGATCACTTTCAAATATTAGAGGTGGGGGTAGAAGAGGAGAGGGAGAAACAAGATATAGTTTGGGTCTAAGTGGGAGACTAATGCCGCTATATCAAAAAGATGAAAATCGTAGAAATGTACCTTCTTTATCAACGGTAACTCGTCTTGCAAATAGTGCCTTTGCTCCTTTTGCCCCAGAATATTTCCGTGGCCCAGGACAAGGACAGCCAGTTCCACCATCTATGGCCCGTCCAGTTGGTCCTGGGCGAAGGCCACTAGTTGGAGTTATGCCAGGAGAACTATTAGTTCCTCCAAGAATGTTTGCCGACAATGGAGCCATCGTTGATGAAAACGGAAGGGTTCGTCCACTTCCACCAGCACATCCAGAATCTCCACTAATGCAAAGATTGGCAGCCAGGGCTGGAAGAACAACTAGTTCAATATCAGCACCAGGAACCAGTCAGGCAAGTCAGGCACAGCCCGACGTAGAGCGCAGCAGGGGATCGCTGATGGGCGGTGGAATGGTCGGCGGAATGTTTGGGCTTTCAATGGCAGGATCAACCATGAGCATGTTTATGGACTCTACTTCCGAAGCAACACAAGCATTGTCTAAATTCAGTATGGGGCTTATGGCTGTTTCAAGTATTATGATGATGATGCCAAGCAGAATGCCATCAAATATGCTAGGACTTGGAACGCTAGGTGGAAGAATGAGTGCAGCAGGAGCATCAAGGGCTGCTGCTGGGGCCACTGGATTGGGAACTTCTGCTCTGCTAAGAGGAGGGGCCGCACTTTCAATGCTTGGTGGACCAGTTGGAATTGCTGCTGGCATTGGAGTGACTGCTGCTATTGCTGGATTTGTTATGTATAAGAAAGCAGCAGAAGAGGCAAGGCAGAGAGCAATATCTGCTTTCTCAGATCCAGTAAAGACTGCGGAATATTTTGGGAAAAGAGTAGAAGACGTAACCGATAAAATAAAGCAAAATACACTAGAACTTCAGGCTGGTGCAGATAGTGTTTCTCAAATTGATGAGTCCTTAAGGGAGGCTATTAGACAAGACTATAGTTCCCTAATAGAAAGGCTAAAGTATTCAGCGGCAGAGGCTGGCGCAAAGCAGTTGGCTATAGCATTTAATAAAATGGTGTCGTCTGGACTATCAGCAGATGAAGCAAGGTCTGCAATACAGGCCATAGCAGAAGAATCTGGCACTGCTGGGGGTCAGGCATTCGGAATTGCTATGCGACAAAGTATGCTTAGAGAAATGACTGCCCCAGAACTTATTGCCTCAACCAGATCGCTTTTTGATCCATCTCAACAAACTGCCCTTGCCGATAGCATGAGAGAACAACAACAGCAGATGAGAACAGAGGCAGGGGCCTTAATGCTTGCAGTGGCTAAGGAGCAGGCCACATTTCGTGCTGGACTAGAAGATCCAGTCTCAGCAATTGTTAATATGGCTGCAAGGACTGGAAATGTACCGTCTTGGGCAGAGTGGTTAATGAGTCCAAATCAGCAGGCCCTAAATGAAAAAAGTAAAGCACTAGAGCAGTTAGCATCCGATCTTGAACAACTATCCGACATTGACTCATCACAACTTATAGGAATTACAGAACAATTATTTAGTAATTTTGAAAAGGCCCCAAGAGAGGCAATAAAGGCATTCGATGATCTAGCCGTTGCCGCAAGAGAAAGCGGTGGAATAGCGTTTGATCCAGGCCCAGTCGCAGAGTATTTAAAGGAACTTGACGACATTAGTGGACCAATGTTGGCAAGATTTATCCAAAACAATGAAGAAAGAGCGCAGGCCGTTATGCGAGCAATAACAGCGGGATTAACTCCACAAGAAATCCAAAAGGCCCTTGCAGAAGGTGGCCTAGATGAATTAAATATACGGATAGGTATCCAAATTGATATTCAAGAGGCAAAAAATAGAGTAGAAGAAGCGGCACAAGCGGTTAAAGATTTAGCATCAGAAACTGGAACTATGACAGAGGCTTTAACTAAGGGCCAGCAAAGACTCAGTAACTTAATTCAACAAAGAACAAAGGCAGTTGATCGATTTGAAGCCGACGCCGAAACAATGGCAGAGGCATTTAAAATACAACAGCAGGCAGCAGAGGATGAGATTAATGCACTAGAGAAAGAACAGAATCAAATAGAGAAAAGCGCAGATTCATACATTAAATCTATAGAAAATAGGCGGCAGGCCGACAAGTTCTATGCCGATCAAAGAAGATCCAGCCTAGATGCTTTAAGCGCCCTTGCCGAAGGAGATGTATTTGGATTCCTGACTGCAAGGAATGAGATGCAGGCTAATGCAGCAGATTATGCCTATGAGCAAGAAATTAATAGAATTGAGGAAAGAAAGAATCTAGAAAACGAGGTGCTTCAGGCCCGCATAGATAAAAGACAAGAAGAAATGGATCTTGCATCAAGAGCACATGATGCTGCAATGCAAGCAATGGAAGATGAAAAACAAGCATTCTTTACATCTCAAGACGAAAAGATTGCCAAGCAAAAAACTGCTAATGAAGAAATGTCTAAAATGATTGATGGCATAAAAAATGGAGAAATAGAGGCAATAGATGCTGTTAAAACATACTTTAGTAAAGCGGCTGCTGCAAAGTATGAAGAAGCCGTAAAGTATCAAATGAAAGAAACATACGCTCTGCTTCAGCAACAAATTCTTAAAGGAGATATTACTAAAGAACAGGCAGGAATTCAACTTCAGCAAATGATGCAGGCCCTTTTCCCAAGAGTTCAATCTGGAGCATTTAATGTTTCACAAACCATAGAAGAAACCTTAAAATATCTTCAACTAACACCATTTCAATCACAGATCCAACGTAGTATAGAAAGTAATATTGGCGATGCCGCTGCTACCGCAGCCGGAGACCCACCAGTTTTCCGTGCCGCTGGAGGATATATAAGTGGCCCTGGCACATCAACATCAGATTCAATTCCAGCCCTACTTTCCGATGGCGAATATGTTATCCGCGCCTCAAGCGTAGAAAAGTATGGGCCAGAATTTTTTGACCAACTTAATGCTGCAAAGTTTGCTCTTGGCGGAATGGTAGAGGGATATGGCGAACAACAGAGCAGAAGAGCATCTGCAAGATTTGTCGGCAGGACTCCTCTCGGTGGCAGAAGAGGTGGCACTGGAAGAGGCACGGGCACCGATCAAACATCTATGGCTGGCCAAGGAACAGATGGATTCCTAGCAGTTGAGTTTGCTAAGCAACAACTTGGAGAAGCATATTCTCTATCTCCCAACAATATAAATTCATGGGGATGCTCAAGCCTGACGGCAACATCTTGGAATCAAGGGGTTCCAAACGGTAGCAAAAAATATGGAATGGTTTCTTATTCTGCAACTCAAATTGCAAATAGCCGACAAACCGCAGTTCGATCTTCTGGGGAGCCAGGAGATGGCAGCGCGCCACCAATACCATATTCAACTATGCGTATAGGAGATATTGTATATTTTAAAAACACGGGACTTGCTCCATCTGGACAACATGTGGGACTATATGCAGGCGCTGGCAGAATGATTCATGCAGGAAATCCAGTTGGGTATTCAGATCTTTCATCAGACTGGAACAGAAGATATTTTTCATCTGCTGGAACTCCTATTGCTAAATTTGCTAAAGGTGGAATGGTTGGAAGAGCCTTCGGAGCGGGCGGTCTTGCAAAACGCAATATGGGCTATAATCTTGGTGGCATGGTCGATGCAAGAACAGTAAATTCCAGCAACCCAATGTATAATATTACTATAAATGCTGATGGCATCAAAGACCCTGCAATTGTTGCAGAAATGGTGGTTAGAAAGATTAACACAGAAAATTCTAGAAGAAGTCATGGTAGGGTTATATAATGGCCAATGTTACGATTTCCAATAAGTGGACCCGCCCAGCATTAATCATATTCACCCATAACGAGCCTTCTGCTTCTGTGGCATCTGTTGGGGCCTGGGACATTTCTGGAACTGCTGGTAGCACAGATGGCTACATTTATCTATCAGATGATAATAGATCAGATCTCCAAGTCTCCCTTGAAAGAATTGAGTATAAGAGAAGAATGATCGACGGAACAATGCGCTCATATCACGTTGCAGATAAAAGATCTTACTCTCTTTCATGGTCAGAATTTCCCTCTTCTAATGCGTATGTAACAGAAAACATTAAGGCGTACTCTGCTGCATGGGCGGCAGGACAAGAAATTCTTAATTGGTACAACGCACATACAGAAAGTTTTTGGATGCTGCTTGTTTATGATACACCAAATAGAGAAGGATCTGGAAACATACCACTAAGATATGAAATAGAAAAAAGGCATGTATTCTTCGAAAGTTTTTCATACAATGTGACTAGGCGCGGCACCCTTCACGATCACTGGGATATCTCTATGTCCCTAGTGGAGGTATAAATGATATTTAATGATACGATCAGAGATATCATCAAATCATCACAAACAGTCGATAGCACACACCTAGTTGTTGCTGAATGGAATATGAATAGATATCAAAAGATCAGTCAGTATGGAATATACAAGGGTGCCGCCGCGAATCTCAACACATCATATTCGTCATCCGACAACAAGATAGTTGATGGAAAAACTTTCTATATATATGATGATGACAGCATTGCCGATGGTGCAAATCAAGAATACTATTCAAGCCTAGCGTCTGTATTCCAAGCAGATAGGCCAGAGCCTGGCATAATTCTTATGCAAAATTATTCTGGCACTCTGATTGTCGATAAGGCACGGGATTTAAGAGCCTCCAGAATTTCTGTTGACCAGCCAAGATTTTATCCCTTTACCAAGAATAGGCCATACGACTACTTCAATAGTGGAAAACTTATTGACACATCAATAGCAAGTAAAAATGATAAGGACCGCTACTCTGGAACATCGACAATTAGCGGTGCCATCAACAATGCCAATCCATTTGTTGTTTATGAAAACTCTTTTCCATGTAACAAAATTCTTATCAGCGTTCAAGAATATAGATCTGTTCCAAAGACCTTTGCTATAGATATTTTAGATGGTAACACTTGGCAAGAAATATATACAGTCAACTCATCGTCAGTATGGGACGATGGCATCCTAGAAATCTATTATAATTCTGGAACGTGGAGCAAGACCGTTTCTAGAGTAACGAATATATATGAAATAGGAACTCCATCGACTCAAACAGTAGCCATCAAGGGAGTTAGACTAAGAGTAATCGCTATGACCGACGTTCGAACGGTCTTAAACACAAGGGTCAGAGCGTTCAAGGCTTCTTTAGAACTAATTGAAATATCTCCAAGAATAGAAATGGATGTTTCTGGGATAACAGAGCAGTTCTCATTTGACTCATCCCTGGGAGATAGTGAATTTGGCCTGCCAGTCGGTAAACTAGTGTCGTCTACTGGAAATGTAACTTTGTCAAATGAAAGTAAGCAGTTTCTATGGACCAGCAGTGCCGCAAACTTTAATATGATGTCTCCAGATGTAGAGTTTAGATTTTTTCAAACTGTGCAAGATCCAGTAAGCCTTTCATCATCAAATGTTCCACTTAAAGTTTTATATGCAGATAGTTGGGATGTCGGACAGGACTTTAGCGTACAAATTTCTATGTCTGATAAAATGAGAATATTCCAAGAGACCAACGTAACTGACATGGCCTTGATTACAAAAAGCGGTGTTCCATTCTCAGCGATTGTACTAATGCTTTTAGATAATCTAGGAATCACAGGTTATGAGTTTAAGAAATCTAACAGGGCGAACTCAGACAACGAAGATATCAAAATTACCAATTTTTTCTGTAATAGAGAGCAGACTCTTGCCGACGTTTTGGATAAATTGGCGGTGGCAACGCAATCCTCTATGTACTTTGATGCAGTAGGAAAACTTAATGTTTTAACAAAAGAAAGAATTACATCCTATGAGGCAATAGCAGAATCAACAAGCACAACCAGTGGAAGCACTGACTTCTGGTTTATTTATGATCAAAACTATTCTTCGTCGCCAACTGAATTAACATACATCTCTGACTATAAGGCAAATATAATTAGTGCTGAAGAGTCAAAAATAGATCCAGTCACAGAAGGAACTGTGACATATCATACTTATGGAATCAGAAAGAAGCCAGGGCAGTCTCTACTAGAAGATGCTGTTCCTAAAAATATCCTAGAGGACATGCCAGCAAATTCAATTGTTGGAACTGGTTTTCAGTACACACCTAAAATAGTCTGGTCGCCAGGATCAGACAACAATGCAGTTTTGGGTGCGGCGAATCTTCTAAAAGAAGTCTCCGCGAGTAGACTAAAAGATCTTTTTACAAGCAATATCAATGCTGTAAATGAAGATGGTGCGGTAAGACAAATGGTATCAGATTCCCTTAGCAGCGCACGGGCATCAGATCTGGAGAAAAGAAAAGCACTCCTCATATATCTTGATAGAAATGAGTTATATACTTTCCCAGAAAAGTCTGGGTATGTCATGATAGACGATGAAATTATCGCGTACAACGGAGTTGTGTATCTGGCAAATGGTCAGATTAAAGTGGTGTTTACAGATGAGGAACTAAACGAACTTATCAATAGTTCTAATTTAAGAACTTCAACCATAATTCCAATAGCCTTGGTGGTAGATGTAAAGTTTTTTTGGGTGAGCGCACTCTCAGACGGAACATCAAATTACAGAGTTAACGGTGATGGACGAGCACAGTTTAATACAGGAGTTGCTAGGCACCAGCAGTTTAATGAGTTTAATACTGGACTAGAGGGATCAGATAGATTTAGTATGGTAATTGGAGGTAGGCCCAATGCCACCGCCCCAGGAGAGCGACCAAAGGTTACAGTCAACTATGACTTTAGCAAGGCTGGGGCTACCAACAGACTGAAGAAACTTCTCAGACTTCCAGATGAAAATTACAAAACATATCTCGGCTACCTAAAGATAGCGGGAAATAGATCGCCGCTGGCAGATCGTCGTGCCCTAAATGCATCTACAGATTCAGAAGTCCTACAACAACAAAATAAGATTAACAAGCAGGTTGACAAACTTGTTCCAGGCAAAAAGTTTGATCCTTATGTTTACACTCTTGGTGAAAGATTTATTTATGGACAAAAGATTGATCTTGGCTTTGCCCCCAATCTAGTTTCCACTAGAATGCGTCTATATTCTCCAAGAAAAGTCAAGAAGGACAAGAAGGACATAATGGCCACAAACTCATCCATTGCTGGTATTGGCATCGGGCTGAAAATGCGTAGAGAGAATGGCAAAAACATCATTACCTCTGGCTACTTCCTTGAGGTAGAAACTATAGGCTCTGGCAAGGATTTTGCCGCCAAGGAATCATTTAAGAACAATTTGAGATTCTATAAACTGGAATCAAAAAATGGACTCATGACGCCAGAACTTTTGGCGGTAGGTCAGGTCAATGCTTTCACCGTATCCAATCTTGATGCGATGGTTATAGCAGATGAAAGTGTTAGTGGAGATCCAGTTTTCGACCTAGAGATAAGAATTATGCCCAGTGACAAGGGCACTGAATTCAAGATATATTATTCTGGTCAGGATATAAGCCCAAGAGAAAAGATTAGAGATGCAAATGTAAAACAAAACTATTGGACAAATAACAAAAATCTATTCATGTTTGTTAGAAATGACTCGGAAGCAATTTATGAGCATGTTCTGGCTGTTGCCAAAAGAGCAGGCGCTCCATCAATTGAAAATGTGTTTAACACAAAGGTAGAGTTTGATCAAAAGATTCCTCGCGGCAGCATTCCACAAACTATTTATGATGCATTTAGAAAAAACGATTACAGAGTTTATTTCAATGATTTTGCTAAGATTGCTAGACAGGTAAAGAAATATACTCCAAGATACAACTCACCAGTTTTAAAGTCCACTCTAATAGATATTTCCAGGGTAAACCCACAATATATGGTTAAGAGTGCTGAGTTTACCGCATTCGGAGCGGAGGTGGTGGTTGCTAATACATCTAATACCGCCATCGCCTTATCTGAAGACCTTAATCTTCCTTTATATATTTATGCACCACAGTTGGAAGAACTATCGACTGGAAACGTGGGGCTGACAGAAATATTTGAAAAGATAGATGACGATGGTAAAAAGATTACAGATTTGCAATTCAATAAGTCAGTTTATGGAATAAAAGGATTCAATATAGATAGCATGTATATTCAGAATCCAAGTCAGGCTCGTTCCTTAGTTCGGTGGATAATTAGAAATTGTAGTCGCCAGAGATTTAAAATATCTGCTGAGGTATTCGCCAACCCACTATTAGAACTAGGAGACAAGGTAAGAGTATTCTCTCTTGATAGAGGATATAGAATTGAAAATGCGAAGTTTGGCAACAAAACATTTGTTGTTTCAGAAATCAATAGATCGGTAACACAAGAAGGTCCGTCCATGAAAGTAACTCTTGTAGAGGTTGGTGAGAACTAATGGCTTCGGAAGATACAACAAAAGACGGTGCCAGAAAACCAAAATCTGGAAATGATAGTGCAAGCAATCTATCGCAGCCCGAAGAGTCTAATGACAGAATTGGCACGCCGAATGTTGATATTCTAGTAAAAGAGGAAATAGAAAGACTAACCAAAGAACTAATTGAGGATATTAGAGATATCGTTCTTATGGATGTGTCCTACGACACAATTGACTTCATCCCAGAAGAAGAAATAGAAATAGAAAGGCCCGTGGACTACTCCAGAGATCAGTTTAACAATATAATTCAGGATGTCCAGGCTTCCTTGCTCAGGGGCAATGCCCAGTCCACATTCTTTGATTATGCTGAATATCTCAAGATGTTCACAGTGCGATATAATAGTACCAATGGAAGACCAGAAATTACACTTACTATAAAACTAGATGGCGCTGGTGTCGATGATGCCACTATAAGAAAGATAAAAATAACTAGGAGATAAATAATGAATCTAGAAAATATATCTTCTATCGAAGGGATATATAGATTTTATCAAGACGGCGAATTAATAGGCGAAGGCAAAAATGCCCTCACCGCCGCTGGCAGATCAATCATTGTTAAGTCTCTACTTGGAATTATTCCGAACTTTGTTGACGTTATTGGATATGGAATAGACTCTAGTGCCAATACCCTAAACTCCGCCTCCACGCTAATCACAAACAATGTTTTAGGATTTGAAATTGGAAGAACTCCTGCGACGGGTGGCACATTTCAACTTTCTGGAACAAATGACGCCCTTGTATTCTATGGAGAAATAAATGATCCATTCCAATATGAAATACGAGAAGTTGGAGTTTTCCCAGCAAATAATGTTAACTCAACAATAAGCGTGGATGGCTCAACACTTTTCGACTTCGATCAAATTGATAACTTCACAAAATATGGAACTTCATCTGCGGCCTCTCTTACCATTTCAGCAAGTGCCAGAATTGGAATCAATGTTCTGTCTATGCCAGGATCTGGGAATCCCACATCAAACTATTTGGAAAATGTTGTTGATGACAACTCTCTATCATTTCTGGGAACATATTCTTCTCAAGATCTATTTAAGTTGGCAGTCTTTAAAACACATACAACCTCTGCCACATTTAGAGTTAGATTTGAAACAGACGCATCCAATCACTACACAGTAGGATTTGATGTTCCGTCCGCTGCTGGATATTATATTGTTAATTCACTCAAGGGATCGGCAAGCATTAGTGGCAGCCCCACATGGGATAATATTACTTCTGCTAAGTTCTGGAATCCTAGCGCCTCAACAATATTCCTAGATGCAGTAAGAGCAGACGTTGGAACATATCTTACAGACACTACGTTTGGCATGATCTCCAGGGCGGCGCTCCCATCACCTATCGTTAAGCAGGCATCCGTCCCACTGACTATTGAATATTCTCTTCTTATCAATTTCAGTGGAGGGATTTGATTTGCCTAATATATCAGTAAGTGGAGACGGCAAAGATACTTTCAGCCCCAATGACAAGGTAGAGTTTGTTTTACAGTCTAATATCTTAGGGGAAATGAGATCTCCATTTATAAGATTTAGAGTGCCTAAATTCCCAAGAAGAATTGATTTTATTAATGTTCAATGTAAAGCAACACCAGACACACAAGAAAGATACGATACTACCGCTTACAATATAAAATCATATAAATGTGAACTTGATTTTTCAAACAACACTAGACATATTTTGCAATTAAATTTTACTACTTTACCAACAACCATAGCGGTCAAAGATAAAATAAAAATTACCTCAACAAGTGGCGCTCTTTCAGCACTTAACAATCTTGAGAGGAACGTATTTATAAAAGACAAAAGATATATAAAGATATTTGTCCCAACAACATTTCCTCTCGGAACTGGAACTGCCAATCCAGCAAATAATTATATAAATGAACAAATCCAGATTGTTGATGGAAAAAGATATAGGGTCAATGTCCCAAACGATTATGTAAAAACCTTTACATATAATGATGTAGTTCGGGATATATTAATATTTACTTTTAGACAAAGTTCCACCGCGCTAACTCCAGGTATCGTTAAAAAATCAATGCACAATAGCGAAGATATTAATGAAAGCACCCCGCCGACTTATACAACTGCCTTAAGAGATGCATATGCTAAAAAACAAGCCTACTCAAGATTTCTAGCGAATAGAAATGGCGGATTTGTAGATTTTTATGTGGCAGTGGCAAGGTATACTTATAATTACAATACGAGTTCATGGGAGGGTGAGTGGCTACACAAGCGCCCAGACGGTAAAACGTACTGGTCTATTGCGGCAAGGCCAACATAAGATAAATGTCTGATAACTATGGCATACCAGAGCAAGTTATTAATAACATTCCCATCCTGGGCTATGTTGATGACTCAGGTATTACCAGATTATCAAACAATTCTATATCATCAAATAATTTTGATGGATTTATAAATAAAACTGGTGCAAGCGTAGCAGTTTCTGACGTTACTGCTGGTAATGCAATAGGAATTGTTGAATCTGGAAGTATTTCATTTTATCCAATTATTAGTGTATTTAGAGAAGATCCAGACTTAGAGACGGGATCTTACACGGGCTATCACGAAATACAATATTTGGTTAATGATGAATTGTTAACTGCATCATACTCTGCCTCCAACACAGTTGTTCAGGTGCTACAAGAAGATTGGGATAATAAATATTTAGGAACTAGTGGCTGGGTTATTACCCAAGAAGGAAATGCAATATTTTCTAATATTGCCGCCCGTGGAAGAATTGAAGCAACTTCTGGATATATTGGAGATGTATATTCTGGATGGGAAATCGGGGCAAACCTTCTTAGTAATGCAAGTGTTGGATTTTATGCACCATCTGCATTCTCTGGAACGGATATTGCAATATTTTCTGGTTCTCCGTTTGCCAATAGAGCCACCGCTCCCTTTAGAATAAATTATGCTGGGCAGATGTTTGCTACTGGAGCGTCAATCTCCGGCGCGCTGACTGCCACCACCCTAGATGTAGGTGGTGCTAATGGAATTATCTACAATGGTAGTGCTGTAACCATTGGAGCCTCTGTTACAATCAATGCCCCAGTTACAGTTAATTCTCTTCAGGTTGGGGCCAGCCCAACATTACTCCGCATAGCGGACGATGTTCAGGGAACAAATGATGGAATCTATATAAATGCCAACAATTACTGGTATTCAGATGGGCAGTTTAGCGTCGGAGGTAGTGCCAATAACGCAGTTTGGTCTGGCTCCGCCCTGACAGTTACAGGTGATATTAATGCAACAACAATTACATCTTCCGTTGGCAATATTGCAGGATTCATTTTGTCAGATAATCAATTGGGCACCGCATCTGTTATAGTTTCATCATCTGGCGGCCTGCGCCTGGGAAATCCAGTTGTATTCTCTGTTGATCAATTTGGAAACTTGGTGGCAACTTCTGCCTCTATAACAGGCAACATTACAGCAAATTCTGGTACATTTACTGGATCTATTACTGCTCAACACATTACTGCATCAATTGGAGAGATTGCTGGATTTACTTTATCTAAAAGCCAATTGTCAACAGCATCTGTAATTGTTTCTTCATCTGGAGGATTTAGATTAGGAAATCCAACAGTATTTAGTGTAGACCAATTTGGCAATCTGGTTGCCACATCTGCATCAATAACCGGAGATATAAACGCAACATCTGGATCTTTTAGTGGCAAGATAACCGCAACTACTGGCACCATAGGTGGATGGGAACTAGGGAGCACCACACTAACCGGAACCAGCGCCTCGCTTGATTCTGCTGGTAAGGTGGTGGTGGGGTCCAATCAAAATGTAGCAGCAATGTCTGGAACAGATACAAACAGAATTTGGGCTGGTAGTGCAGTGTCTACCAATGCTCCTTTTAGGGTTTCAGCAATTGGTGGTTTGGTGGCAACGTCAGCATCTATAATTGGCGATGTTACAGCACAATCTGGTAAATTCACTGGTGGCGTAACCATTGAGACTGGAGGATCGCTGACGGCTGGAACGGGTGCCCAGAATGTTTCAATTGATAGTACTGGTTTATATGGATATAATCCACAAGGACTTCTAGCGTTTAAAATTCCAACAGATGGAACAGACCCGCTAATTGCACAATTTAAAATTCTTGAAACTGGTTTGGTTTCTAATACCAGCGAAACCGGAGCAAATCTTATTGTTGGCGACGTTTCTGGAACGGGATCAGCAGCATCAGTTCAAAGCGGTATTGTTATTCGTGGATATAGGTCGCTAAACGCATCTGTTGCTATTTATACAGTTCAGGGCGGTTCTGCAACTACATATACACAAAATAACGGAATATATCTAGATGAGACCGGAAAATTTAAAATCAAAGGAGCAACTGGTTCAATAGCCTTTGACGGAGATGATCTTTACATTAGTGGCAATGTTAATGCTAGATCTGGTAATTTTAGTGGATCTATTCAGGCACAACACATAACTGCATCTGTTGGAAGCATTGCTGGATTCACTTTATCAAATAATCAGATGTCTACAGCATCAGTTGTTGTTTCTTCTTCTGGTGGCTTCAGACTAGGAAATCCGACAATATTCTCCGTCGATCAATTTGGAAATCTAAGGGCCACATCTGCATCTATAACGGGAAATATTACAGCAAATTCTGGACAATTCACAGGATCTGTGGTAGCGCAACACATTACAGCATCTATAGGAAACATCGGGGGCTGGAACTTGGCAGCCAGCGCATTGACAGGAAATAGCGCGTCACTAGATGCCAAAGGCTCTCTTACGCTTGGTTCTGGACAAACAGTAGTTGCTCTTTCTTCTACAGATACTAATAGAATTTGGGCAGGAAGCGCAGTGTCAACAACCGCCCCATTCAGAGTGTCTGGCACAGGATTTTTAACTGCAACTGGTGCCTCTATAACTGGAAATATCACCGCACAATCTGGCCAATTTACAGGATCGGTCTCTGCACAACATATCACTGCATCTACTGGAACTGTTGGAGGATTTACACTTTCTAGAGATTCAATATCTGCAACAAATTTATTGATTAGTACTGCCTCTGGTGGTGTTTTCACGGCATCTGGTGCGTCTTCAACATTATCCATTTATACATCTAGCGGCATAGGCATAATTGATTTTAACACTAAAAATAATAATTATTTATCAGATCCAATAATTTACGCTGGAAAACTTGTCGATACATATCCGTTTATTATTATTACTGGATTTGGAACGTCCTTCTCAGATAATAAGATACCTGATATTCCTACCACATCTCCGTACATAGCAATGACAAGTGACGGAGGATGGACTGGAGGCCCTAATTCTGCATCAACATCCTACGTTTTGATCGGAGCACCTCGGCCCACATCTGAGGGGTTAGATCCAGAAATAAAAATTGGTGGAGAGTTTGTACAGATTTATGCAGATGATGTAAGAATTGGACCACCTCCTGGAGTAGGCACACTCAAAATTGACACTAACGTAGAGGTTATATCTGGTAACTTTGCAGTTGACACTAACACCTTGTTCGTAGACGCAACAAATAATGAAGTGGGAATAGGAACTATTACGCCAGCCTCTGCCCTACATGTCGCTGGCGGGCTGTTGGTCAACAACAACGCTTCAGTTGGTGGCATATTTAGCACAGCATCAATCAATATAGGAGGTTCTGGTTCAACATTATATGTCGCTGGAAATGCATTCATATCTAATAATCTTAATGTGGATAGCGGTGCCCTATATGTAGATGGATCTAATGGCAATGTTGGTATTGGACTTACCAACCCAAATACAAAATTCACAGTTTTGGGTGCTGCTAGTGTTACTGGAAACTTAAATGTTGGTGGTACAATTACTGGAACATCAACAACACAGTCATCTGGAAACGATACTACTTCTCTTGCCACAACAGCATTTGTTTCCAGAATGGTTAAGTATAATGGAGCACCAAGCCCCAACACATCTTCTGTTGCAGGATTCTTTGTTTTAGCAGTAAACCCAGGAACCTCTATAAATGGATTTGTTGTTACGCCAAGAGGAACTGCTTCAAGAGTTATAGTCGCGGCACTAGATGTTGGAATTAATGGGGCAGCGTCCGCTGGATATGTTCGCGGCTATGTTGAAACCAATGCTGGTGTTGCTGTGGCTGTAGGAAACTCTGTTCCACTTTCATATATTGCATGGTAGAATATAGAAATCAAGGAGAGATAATGAATATAGAATTTGTTGTGCATACAGATTGTGATATACCATGCATTCATATGGTTGTGTCTAAGGACGGCCAGGTGGTTTCTGATCATGAGGCCCCAATAGAAGATTACATTAATCTAATCTCTCAGGACAAACTAGTAGAATATTCAGCCGCGCTCGCGGCAGGATTTCGAAAAATCGTTGATTTTATAGCAGAAAACAACTACAATATAAATAGTTTTAACTCAAAAATACAGGATATGATAGCAATATCTAAGAAAAAGACTGAGGTTGATGCTATACTATATCCGCCACAACAAGAATCGGAGAATAATAATGTCTAACACACTAGAACTCGTTGTACAGGAACTACAGAATCGTATTGGTCAGATGACTAGCGACTATGAGACAAAGTTGGCGGTGCTGAAGGCTCAGGCTACTGAACAAATTCAGGCCCGCGACAAGAGAATCATTGAACTAGAGGCACAGGTGGATGAGTAATCTTAGTATAAGCGATGGCGAGCCAATAACATATGACTTTTTACAACAACTTGTAAAGGTCGTAAACGACCTTGACTCAAAAATCAATGGCAATAGGAGAGCCAACTCACAAAAAATTTCAGTGGTTGGATCTGGCCTTACCAATCTACAAACAATTACAGTTGTTTGTGATAGTCAAATAATTAATATTGGTGAGAAGCAAACATATAAGGATAACATAAAGTTTCCTGCCGCCACATTTGGGCAGGTTCCACATATTGTTGCTAGCATCGCGGATCTTGATGCATCAGGACAAGACATTCTTAATGCTCCTTATGCTACAGTATCTATTGGCAAGGTGTCCAAAGGACAGTTTGAGTGTAGAGTAGATGTCCTAAAGGCAAGTGCCAAGAACACACAAATAAAAGTGAATTATATTGCCATCGGAAAAGGTTCGACAACGTAGCGTTAAGTATGTTATGGTGGAGTCCGACCACCCGAAATCTATCGACGGCAAATACTATGAACACATCCTTGTTGCAGAAAAACATTTGAATAGAATGCTTTTTGATAGGGAAACAGTTCATCATATAAATGAAATAAGATCCGACAACAGAATAGAAAATCTTTTCGTGTGTAGCAGAACGCAGCACGATAAAGCACATGGAATGAAGACGGTATCACGATACCGTCTTTTTCCACATTGGTTATCAAAGAAATGTAAGAAGTGTCATGTGGTATTCTATGCACCACCACATGTTATAAAGAATAGATCACGGTGTAGTGTAAACTGCAAGCCAGTAAGAGTTGACAAACAGTGTCATGGTTGTGGTAACATCTTTACTGTGCCGATTTATACCCAAGCACAACGAACATTCTGCTCTAGAAGGTGCAGAAGAAAGGTTGATCGTGAATAACGACATAAAGTGGATGATGTGCTCAGATGTGCATTTTCCAAGACATGACCCAAGAAAAGTCGAACTATTTCTAAAAGTTATGAAATGGTTCAAGCCACACGCAGTTGATCTGCTTGGCGATATTGATGACGCCGACTCAACAAGTAGGTGGGCGGCAGACAAGCCACTAGAAATGTCTGTGTCCCTTGAGGATGGCGGGGTTCGTGAGACCCGTCAGTTTCTCAAGGATATTAGAAAGATAGTGCCGAACGCAGACTGCCATTTTCATGACGGCAATCATGGATGGACAAGGCATGGCGACTATCTTGCAAAGAAGGCTCCACAGATTCTTGACTATGTAACCCCTCAGTCTCTATATGACTATGAGGGCGCTGGATTCCAGTGGCATCTATATCAAGATCCACCAGTAAAAAGGTTCGGTGATATGTATGGTCATCACGGAGAATCAATTTCCAAGCATTCTGGAGAGTCGGTTCGTAATGATGTAAACAATTGGGGCGTATCTCTGGTTCGCGGCCATTCACACAGAATGGGTGCGTACTTTATGACCTATAATCTAACTGGACAAGAGTTGCGCGGATATGAGATTGGGCATCTGTGTGACGAGTCGCAAATGGACTACAGTATTCAGAAGAACTGGCAGGCAGGATTCGCCATCGCCCACGTTGTTGATGATTACCCACATATGCAATTAATTCAAATTCATGACTACACATGTGTAGTTGATGGTAAGGTTTTCCAGGCATAATGTATTGCAAGAAGTGCGACGGTAGAGTCCTCATTGATAGATCGCTAGGAAGCGAAGTACATGTTGAACTCTACTGCTTGTGCTGTGGCAAAAGATGGGTCTTTAGACATCCACAAAATCATGGAGCATTTGGAGTATGGATACAGAAGGTAGAAAAGAAGTTTCTTCACCTAAGCAGTATGGGGCACTGAAGAAAAAGAAGCATTCTAGAAAAGTTTTCATCAATGGTGAATTGCATGAAAAGATTCATATCAATTTGCCAGCAGATGTCATAACTACATTTAACTATATTCAAGACAAAATAGTTAAGTATCCATATAAGTCTATCAAGCCTTATATGCAAAGAGCCTATACTATTGGAGAGGCTGCAAAAATTATTAGAAGGCACCCAGATAGAATTAGATCGTATGTAAGTTCTGGTGAACTTCCTCGTCCACAACAGGCAGGCAATTTAGGAAACTGGTATTTCTGTGATGATGACATATTAAATTTACAAGACTTTTTTGCCAATGTTCATTTTGGTAGACCAAGAAATGACGGAGCAATCACACCTAAACGAGATTCCGTGACAAAAGAAGAAGTAGATGCTAGGCTAGGTCGCAGAGAAGTTTTGTATGTACAAAACGATGATGGCGAATTCATACCAGTTTGGAGGACAATAGAATTTTGATTTTCAAAAAGAAGAAAAGTAGACAAGAAAGACTGGTTGACTTTATTGGTGATGAAACAATTAGTGGCGACAGCACTCTTATTGCCACTGTGCTTTGTCTAATGGAGAGTTCAGAACTAGCAATCAAAAACAAAGATATAGATGCCTTGTTAAGAACTGCAAGGGCCTGGTATGATGTGTCCAAAGATTTACTTGGTATTGCAGCGGTAGAAGAAAATAAAGCACCATTTGGTTTTGGAGTTATGGAACTAGCAGAGGTTGGTGAAGAAGATGGAGTTGAATCCGACAAGAGTTCGCGTCGGTCTTAAGTTTGTCAAGAACCTTGGAAACTATGAAAGTATCCATGTTGATGTTGGCATAGAAGACTTTGTTCGTGACAAGGAAAGTGTAGATGACGCATTTGAGCGAGTCTACGCATATGTAGAAAAGAAGTTGGTTGAAAAGGTACAGGACATAGAGGAAGATCTGAATGGCAAGTAAGTCCTTCAAGTTAGAGTTTGCCGTGATTGGCAGGTACGAAGCCATGTATCTTGAAAAGTATGGAAGCAAAGTCGAGATCAACAAATACAAGGAAAAGTGGGCGGTCTCTTCTCTCATAGAAGACTTTGGATACGACACGGTTCTCCAGTGCCTTGAGTATTATTTCAAGACAGATAAGGATGGACATCCACTATCCTACTTTTTCTTTAACTTCGAACAACTTAAGAGTATCATGAGCGAGAAGATGCGAGACGACGAACTGAGAGCAGAACGCCGCCGCAAGACACAAGAATTGGCTAGGGAGTATTTGAATGGCGTACAGTGATGAAGTAGAAGTTATCTCTGCGCTGTGTAAAAATAAGGATATCCACACCATGTATGATAATGGTGCAGACCATCTTATTACGCACTGTGCTGATGTTTGGGGCTTTATCAAAGACTACTACTCTCAGACCAAGCAGGTTCCAGATTCAGACTTGGTTGCTACTAGATTTAGAGATTTTGATCCAGTCGATGCTGGCCCCACAATCTATCACATTGACAAACTGCGGTCGTCGTATCTTGATGAATCTATGCGTAATGCTGTGCGAACTGCCGCTACGCTTCTGCAAAATAATGAATCAGCACGGGCGCTACAAGAACTTACTAGCAGTATTTCTTCTATTGCCAGGGTTACTTCAAAGGCCCGCGATATCGATGTAACTGATATTGATGATGCAGTCTCCTACTTTGAAAAACTAAAGGAGTCTGCTGAGAATGGATGCGTCGGTATCAAGACCAATATCGCAGCATTTGATGCCTGCCTTCCAATGGGAATATCCAAGGGACAGTTGGGTGTCTTGCTTGCATACCCAGCAATTGGTAAATCTTGGCTTGCACTTTACTTTGCTGTGCAGGCTTGGCGTGTAGGTAGAACACCTATGATTATCAGTCTTGAGATGACTGAGCATGAGGTTCGTAATAGAGTTTTCACCATTCTTGGCAATGGAAGATTTTCTCACCGTGCAATGAGTGCTGGCAGGCTGGATGAAAGTGACTTTCGTGATTGGGCAGACCGCGAACTCAAGAATAAGCCACCATTTAAAATCATCTCAAATGAGATTGGCTCAGAGACAACGCCGAATCTTATTGCCTCAAAGATTGAGCAATACAAGCCAGATATAGTATTCATTGACTACCTACAGTTGATGAGTGACAACGCTGGCACTACCAGTAATGAGACTGTAAAGATTAAGAATCTTTCTAGAGAACTTAAGATGCTCGCTATAACTCAGGAGATTCCAGTTATTGCAATTGCGTCTGCCACCCCAGACGACGCATCTGACTTGGAATCTGTTCCACAGTTGGGTCAGGTGGCGTGGTCAAAGCAGATTGCCTACGATGCAGACTTCGTTCTTGCTCTTGGCAGGAAACAGAATAGTGACGCTATTGAGGTTGCATTTAGGAAGAATAGAAATGGCTTTCTGGGAGACTTCATTCTAGTAGCAGACTTTGACTCTGGCAGATTCAAGGAATACAACGACCTATAAGTTGCTATAATAACCATGTGGATAATCTTTTTGTTGGACATAAAAGAATAGTAATGTTTCAAATCGATGGACAAATCGATACGGAC